CGGCATCCAGAAATTGAAGCCGCTTTTCATTGTATTGGACGCGAATTAGTTTCTTTTCCATGTCAATATTGTAGCGAAAAGTTACTTACTTAGGAAGCTGAAGACTGCATTTTCATTTCATCAGCCCCTTCATGCGGAGAAACTTCCGACTCTCCCTATGAGCCTGCTTCATGTACTGGATTAACAACCAGTCATTCCAGAATTCATAATCAGGATCAGGAAGATTGTTAGGGAGACTAGTAACCCTCTCGATTTCGGTAGAAATCCAATCCTCAATCTCCCCTTTATTGTACTTACCTGCCCTAATATCCTTCAAATGTTGAACTCTCGGGGATGGGAATTCGAGTCTCCCAGTGGTCATATAGTCTTCCAACTGCCAGATAATACGAAGAGCGTGATAATATGCCTTCAAGTCCACTCCATTATTCAGAGAGGCTTCTTCTGCACGTTTACCGTATGCCTTACGCTTCTCCAAAAGAACTGGATATACTTCAGCAAAGCGGCGAGTCATAGGAAACTCGCAATTAGGTCCAAATAGATATGTCTCCACCCTATCCCCTGTAATTTCACTTGCAGGAATGGTGTTGCATTTACCTCTGGTACCCAGATCACCTTCATATGGTGCAGTGTCGTGCATTTTGACTTTCACTTCAAAATACTTGAACTGCGAAATGTCGATTTGTTGTACAATTTCCCCAAGAGTTGTAGAAGATTTTGTTGCTAGAACTTCAACTGCCTCAAGAAAAGCATTAAGTTCCTTGATTTTTTCTCCCTTAGCTGAATACTTAGCAGCCTGTGATTGTACATAGCCAATGAAAGGCTTGATATTATTACTAACAAGCCTATCTCGATTGACAATAATGTCATCCCACTCAGGAGATCTCTCCAAAATTAGATTATCTGGAGTAAATAGGAGATCAATTGCATACGTTTGACCCGATAATGCTTCCTTAATGAAATGTCTCAATTCCTTGGATTCGAAATCCACATCTTCAGATGTATTCTTACCCTTAGAATTAGTATTTTGATTAAAGCATCCCGAATACTTTCCAGTTAATAGTACATCAGTTGGATTCATATGGATTTGCTTAAGATCCATATCAGAAGATGGTGTGTTTGTCCCATATAAATGGGAACCGTAGATTGACTTGAACAATACTCTGTTTTGCATTTCATTCCCTTATGAATATATTGCAATTAATAAGATACTTTAATCAATAGTAGCCGTCAACCTGTTTTCTAATAAAAACATCTAAATAACTGAGAGGTATAAAAAATGAGTGTCACCCAGAGTACTACTGAAAAATTTGAAGAAATCATGAATAATGTCCCTTCTGAGGCAGTTTATGCTCCTTCGGCAATTATGGAATGCCGACAGACTCAGATCAAACAGCCACCTCTTAGCGAAGCTCGTAAGCAGATTGATGAAAAGTCAGCCGCTAAAAAGAAGGCAGTTGGCGAATCCAAGAAGAAAATGACCGAAGCTGCAGAAAATATCAGCGACCTATATTCCAATTTGGTTTTGGAAGGAGTATTGGATCAAGCTAAGGTATTGAATCCAGAATCAAGCGAAAAGATCGAGTCATTGAAGATGGCTCTATCTGAAGCCGCTTTAGCTGCTAAGGAATTTCTAGCATAATGAGACTTTCCATCCTGTGTGAAGGGCTTGATGCTCCTAGGAGCATCCTAGAAGACGGCGAAGGCATGAGTGCAGGTGCATTGGGTGATGCAACTGCCGCAGGTGCTGTAGGCCCTTCAGGTGACGCTGTGCCGGGGATTACTTCCACTGCAGACGTTGCGATGTATCCAAAGTATCTTGGATTTTCATATAGGGGTGGAACTATCAATTTTAGAGGAAAAAAGAAAAAGAGTCTCCATGAAGAGACTCTAAATCAATTTCTAGGTGCTATTCTAGAAGACTATTCCAGCAAATTGTCAAAAAATGCCGAAATTAAGATGTTGCCTGAGGAAGATTAAACTCTATTTTTCTGTCTTCTCAGATATGACCTAACATCATTAATAAACTTTTCTCCTGAAGAGGTGAGTTTATATTTTCCCCCACCATCTGGAGCTAAATATCCTCGCTTCAATGCATTTTTTGCACTGTTAGCTTCATACGTTCTGAAGTATTCATTAATTTCAGCGAGCAGATCAGTCTTCCAACTCTGAGACATTTTCGAGATTTCACCTTTGATTGACACTTAGTTTATTCTAGATGTCTATTTTATTTTAGCTGTTATTTTCTTGCTAGGAATGCGTCGTATTCACCCATCTGACTCTTACTCAGTTCTAGGTCATAGTTATTAGAAATTAATCCTCCCACAAAGGTATTAACTCTAACACTATCGGAACCTTCAAGATAATGGGTTGAACATTCAGTCAATAGTTGAATCATCGAGAGTACAGTTGGCCTCATCGGAATTCCACTAGCAACCTTGTCAGATACCTGATTAAGGCTAGAAATACCCAATTCCTCTGCAAATTCTCCGAGCATGTCACTGAATTTCCATACAGCAGTATGCATTTTAGAATTATCAGGCATATCTTTCATGATAGTCGAAAACAATTTGCTGATCTTAAATGCCTCTCTCATCGAAAGATATGAAAGATCTGCATTTGCAAATCGATTACGAAGCTGAATGAATCCGTTTTCGTTTCGATAACTATCGATGATTGTTTCGAGAGTCTTCAGCCCGTTTTCTGCAACCTTAAACTGCGACCTGAACACTGGACTTAGTGCGATTGCTCCGTTTGTACATATCAATCTCTCAGCACCGAGATAAGTGCAAGGATTTGCTAGTCCATCAATAGGTGCATGAATCTGCACAAATCCATTGTAGGCGTCTCCAGCAATCTCAAAATTTGAGATAGGGTCTTTGGCTCTATAATTTGCCTCAATTACTCCATTTGTGAACTTATAGCTCTTGAGGTCATCTTGTTTTCTCTCAAGTATTGCAATAACGTCATCAAATCTAGTTTGAGTATTTTTCCTAGAAATGCCGTATCCAATAAATTGATTTCCGCTTTCAGGAACATATTCAAGGCAAATTGCCGCAAGAGGGGAATCAGTCTTCTGTTTAATTCGATCAAATACTTCTTCATATGGAAAATAAGTGAAAAACTTCTCTGAAGGAGTTCCTAGTTCATATTCAAGAAATAAAGACTTCCAAAATCGAGAACTAGGTTTAATGGTAATCCCGTTCTTATGGTCAACGATTGTTTTGACTTTCTTAGAACGACCATACTTAGAGTCTCGATGATAACTAATATTGACTTCACATTTCGTCAAATCAATTGTACCGTATTTGATGGTAGGAAGTGCCTTCTTGCATCTTTCTAGTGTTGTTTCTCTCATATCTTCTTCTCCATGTTAGCAACAACTTCTTCCCTGATCTTCAACTCTTTTGCTTGTATAGCAAGTTCTTTTGACTTTCCCTTCAGAATCGCAATAATCTCTCTCTTCTCTTCGTGATCAAGTGCGATTCCTAATGCAACCAGAAGCCATGCGTAATGCCTAATAGTATCTTTGAGATCGTCTCTAAATTCATTAGCAACCTGTTCGGCAGGCTTTCCATATGTATTCGACTGAGCAATAAGCTGATCGATTGAAATTTCTTCTGGTTCTTCGGGAATATCTTCATAACTATATTCTGGAGAATATGGAGAAAATGAGTCAATGTCGTCTTCATCCTTGTCAATATCTTTGCCCAATTCTTTATCACATGCAGTAACTACTGAATTAATCGAAAGTGAAATAACTCCCCAAAGTTCATTAATAGTGTCTTCCACCTTATTACTAAATTCCAAATTGGCGGCAACCTCCTGCGCATTTTTTACCATTCCATCTACCTTCTCGCCAAAAAATGAGACTTTACGTTCTTGCATTATTCTACTCCTTCTGTGATTGCGGCCAATTCTTCCAAGTCAGGAATCTTATTCAGTGCTCTTCGATGCTCATCCAGAAACGCCAGTTGTTCTTGCGTTTCCCTATTGTCCGTGAATTGTAAACTTTCCATTGCAAGTGAGTCTTTAGCCAATGCAATTTTGTATTTGAAAATTTCACCAGTAATTCTTGCAATAAATTCTTTTGAATATGTAGTTCTTGACCATTTACCTCCATTCATTACATATGAATCTCTAGCTTTTGCAATTCTCGCAAAAGAATATCCGTCACCTGATACTTGTACAATGTTAGCTATATTCTTTCCCTCAGTAATGCGTAGAGCACGACCGCCCATCTGAGTCGTTAGTCCCTTAATAGAAGGCTTAACAAATACCGTTTGTAGATCAGGGAAATCAACCCCTTCAGTCAACAACATCAAATTACATAGTACCTGAATTTCTCCATTTTCGAACTGAGAATATATGATTTCTCTTGCACTATCATTCATTGATCCATATACAGAAGAAGCTCGAATACCTGCAGACTTTAATAATTCTACCGCATATTCTGATTCTTCATGTGTGTGAAAGAACATAATTGATTTTCCAAATAAATCAATGTTCTTCAAATAGACGGAGGTTACTTCTTCAGGTCCCCATTTATCAATCAAATAATGATCGTACTTAGACAAATATCCAAGTTCAATCAATGAGTTGATACCATAATCCTCAACCAGTTTTTCAAAGACTAGTTTAATTCGGTCACTTCGCCAATTAGTGGCGGTCAATCCAAGAGTCTTCTTTGGGTTAATACTTCCCATCAATCGAACACCTGAATCGCATGCACTATGGTGCGCTTCATCGAAAATAACTAAATCTGCATTTCTCATCAACCCTATGTCTTTTTCATAAATTGATGAAGTGTAGAATTCTAGATTCTTGCATTTATCTTGTAATTCCATCCATCTGAAATAGTTATTTGCTTGATTCAGAAGTCTATGTCTATGTGCAATAAATACAACCTTACGGTAATCTTGTTCATATAGTTTTTCAATAATACGCATCGCAGTTACTGTTTTTCCAGAACCGCATGGAGATAGTAGCATTACACTATGACACTCTCTCTTGACATAAGGATCTATTTCAGTAAAATGCTTTACTGCAGTATCAACCATTCGAGTTTGATATTCTCGTTCTTGGTAGGTAAAAGGCATCAAAGGTCCTCCGAGTACTAAGATACTAGAAAGGACCCCCAAAGTCAACCTCTAAACTAAATATGATTATGAAACTGGAACGATTTCCCCTAGGCAACCCAGATGTAGAAGTTTTACCCGGAAAACAAAAATATCCTTTTATGTTAAAAAAGGATTTCGTTTATTGTTTTCCCGGAGATAATGATTTCTCTGCACAAAATTTCGTTGCGCCTGCTAGTTATCAAACAGATTTCTTTTCAATTCCAAAAATATTATGGCCTATTCTATCTCCAATTGGACCTGGAATACATGGGGCTATTATTCATGATGTATTATGCTCTACAGAATGGGGTCTACCCGGAGAATCTGTTAATAGGAGAGTTTTAAGAGCTAATCGCGTATTGAAACAGGCAATGTTAGATTCAGGATGCCCTAAGTGGAGAGTTAATTTAATTTATGCAGGTGTATATGTAGGCTGTAAATATACTTGGAATAGACATGATCCTAAAGAGGTCACCGAAGACCTAATACTAATGACTAAAGCTACTGCACGTTGGTATTCGACTGATCGGAAACCCTCTGTCTAAGACTCTCAAGCATCGAAGCCATATCACCTCCAGTGGCCCTAATTGACTTTGTTTCAGTCAATGTAACTTCAGGTGTTGTTGGAGCCTTCATAACTTTTGCATTTTCAGATTGTCTCTGCAATTGCATTAGTTTGGCACAGGCATCTAATACGCTTTTATTCAAATCAGAGTAAACTTCAAATAACCTAGGTTCGGCTCCAACCATAATTGAACCTTCCATAATATCCAAAGTAGATTGCATCTTTATTATTTGAACCTTAATTGTCTCTCTTATAAATTCTTTATCTTCAAATGACTCTTCTGGATCTGCTAGTACTTCTTTTGCAGTCTGTACTGCAACATCAGTTGCCTTTTTGACGGTTTTGGCCAATCCTTTAGGAATTGGAGTGGAGCCAGATGGTAAATTCATAACATCCTCTAATCCACTAAATGCAGTTTTGACATTTGCCATTCTATCTGCTTTTACATCGCCAATTTCTAATTCGTCAGAGCCTAGCCAGTCTTCCATATTTTTATTTATCCAATTAATAACCAATAAATAGCTTATAAGGAGCATTTAAGATGTCAGTACCAAAGAGAATTAGACCAAAGGGATCAGAAAGTACATACATTCTAGAGTCTATCTCCCCAAATATGAAGGGTGAGAGGGTGAAATTTCAAGATCAGACTTATGTAAAAGAGGAATTACCTGCAGAATATGTCATGTTTGAAGGAGTTGCTTTCAAGAGAGGTATGCGTCTAGATGATTACAATAAGAAAGCAATGATGGAATCCGCTTCTGGAAAGGCTCCTAAGAAAATTAGACTTAGGGGAACCAATATTGTTCTTGAATCGATTGATGACTCTACAGGAAACCATAACGAAGCTATTAAGCAAATAGAAAATGCGATAGAGCTAATTCAATCGGCAGGAGATAATATTTCAGGGTTTGGATTCGGAGATCCTAGAGCTAAGATTTACGAAGCCGCCAGAAAAGCATTATACGATTTACTCGAAGCAGCCAAACAATACAAGGGAGCCTAATCATGTCAGTGGAAAAGCCGAAGGATAAGAAAGTTATTCTTGAGACGATTGTGCCAAAAGAAAAGCCAATCAAAGAATCAGAAGAAGAGATGGTAGATAGGGTAAAACCTAGACTACTATAAGAAAAGGCCAGCAAATGCTGGCCTTCTTATTACTGGTTCAGTGAATTCCACCAAGCCCTAAAATTCTTAGCATATTTACGAACCCAATCCAAATATGCAGATTCACCTAAGTCTCTACCAGCCTTTTCAGACTCGATCCACCTATGCTTCTGCATTTCTTTGCATTGCGCTTCGGCATAATCTCTGAGATCCATAGTTGAAATATTTAGGCTCATGATAGATACTGATCGATAAAATCTTCAATTGTGGCTACGTCAATTCCGTACTGTTGTGCTTTCTTAGTTTTATTGGATTGCTGATCCAAATCAACCACAATCAAAACAGTAGTAGTCTTTTTAACACTCGAATCTTCCTTCCATCCCATATCAGCAAGACGCTTGACTTGTGCATCTGAGAATCGAGTACCCGTTATACAGTAGCTACCTACTGTCGCAGTAATCTTTTCGTCAACAATTTTAATCTTGCTATCGAGCTTCTTGAACAAATCAAGACTTCTCTTCATTTGCTCTACAATATGACGATGGAAACCTCGAATATCTTTTAGTTTTTCGATCTTTTCCATGTCTGCAGATACTAGATCACCCCATACAAATCCACTTTCTGCGATAACTCTTGAGAATGTTTTTCCACACGATCTCAAATATGTCTGATATATTACCTTTGCGTCTACAGATCCATGAATATTTGTGAAAAAGTTTAGAATCTTCTCTTTATGAGATGATCCAACTCCGGGTATATTGGCATATTCGATTTCGTCAATATCAAGTTCGTAAAGATCCAAAACTTCTTGAACCTTAAAATGCCTGAATACTTTACCCATTATTCCGCTAGATAATCCTTCAGGATAGAAAAACTTCGAAAACCTCAACAATTTAGAAGATTCAATGTTTGGGCAATCAGGATTTACGCAGAAGTAATGTTCACCGTCAGCTTCACCTTCACATCCACATACTGGACACCGAGGAACCAGCTTATTGTCATCGATTAGACGATTACCTCTAGAAACAACTCGATTAGCATGTGGCATTATCTCATTGCTTCTGATAATTTCGACAATATGGTCTTCATACAAAGGCCAGAAGCCATCTTTAATTGCAATTCCGAAACTACCTAGTGATGCTCGCTTGATCATCGCGCCATTTAGATTTACAGGTTCCAACAATAGCACAGGAGTCAACCGCTGATCGATTCCAACAGTAATATCGTATCCAATTGCTTTAGTCAATCTCTTTTCATCTTCAAATTTGAACGCAATAAGCGATCCATTAGACTTCTTAAATACTGCACCATCTGATTCATATGGATAAGAATCCTTAATCGCATACTTAAATCCAGATAAATCTTTTATCTGTGGATATGTGAAAGATTTTTGAGTTTCCACCGTAAACAATGAAGCCCAATCAGCATCGTCATATAGATCTCGACCAGTTTCTACATCCCTGTAGGTATATGCAATGAAATCAACAAACTTCATTACCTTTTCCCAATCGTCTTGACGGGAAATTGCACCAGCAACAGCATTTCGACTTGACTTCTCTATGTCAAATCCATTTAGAGTAGTATATTCATCCTTCCTAATTGCAGCTTCGCCTCGAACTGCAACATAATCTGGCACTTTTCCGTTTAGAAACACAGGTAGTTCATTAGGAACAACTCCTATAAACTTAGCAGTCCTGTCTATTCCGATGTTTAGTCGCCCGCGAGTTACAGCTTTCCAGAATTTTCCGTTTTTGTAATATAGTACAAGTGAATTTCCATCAATCTTTGTGGAAACGCTTGCATTCGGATCATTGCCTATCCATGCAATAACGTCATCAATATTTTTAACCTTTGTAATAGAGCCTACCTGAATAGGATGTTCGAATTTATCCTTTTCTTCTATTCCGCTAAATTCATATCCGTATCCGGGAGATGTCAGAATAGGATGATTAGGGTTTAATAGTCGAAGCTCGTCTTCATACGAGTTAAAGGTTTCGTCGTCTACACTGACTTCGCCTGTCTCGTAATAGTTATATGACCATTCTTTCAGCTTGGCTACTATCTCTTCTTCGCGTGTCATGAAATCCTCCTCCTAATACTATAATTTACCTAAGAACCTCTGTCAACCTTTTCCTTAAAATAACATAATTTTCTAAATATTCACATGAGTGAAGGCCAATTAAATCAAGCAGATTTCGACCGACTCTATACAGAAATATCTGACATTAGACAATGCAAACAAGAACTAGCAACCTTGAAGGAATTTAAGTCTAATTCAGAAGATAGATTCAAGGAAATTAAGGAAAATATTGAGAAACTATTCAGTAGAATAGAGGGTAACGGTCGAAAGGGCCTTAAAGATGAGATTTCCGAAATTAAAGGATTGCTCACGAAATTTGAAGAAAATATTACTGAAGTGTACGAGAGAATAGAAAGAATTGAAACTCTGCTAGAAAAAACAATTAACGAAGTATACGAATTAACCCCCATTGTTAAAGCCTTAATGAAGATTGAAGATGAACGCAAAGCAGAAAAGAATTCATTTAGGAAAGAATTTAGAATGTGGTTAATTGGTTTCCTTGGTACTGTGATATTAACCGCCGCAGTTACTTGGGTCACTATACACAATGACAAAATAAATAAACAAGCCGAAATACGAGAGATAGTAACTCAGACAATTGAGATAAATCATAGAATATCTCAAGATACAACAAGATAATAAAGACCCCCTATTAGGGGGTCTTTTTTTTTACTTACCGTGAAGAATCAAGTATTCGGGTGATCGGATTTTGAAGGTTACATTCGGATCTTCCAAATGCTTCCAAACAACACCCTCGCGAGCCACCTTTACACCCGGAACCAATTCGTCAGTGCCGTTCGAGAAATCAAGCATTTTCTGGACAGTATCGAACATTCCCATACGATTAGAAACCACCGGAACATGATCGAATTCGTACTTATGGCAGAATTCGAGCAACTGATCGTGAGTGTATCTCTTCTGAGCAGTAATATCCCATACGTTGAACAAAAAGATTCTATACTCAGGGAGTTTGTAGATATTTCCCTGAATCTTTCCCCCCGCATGTTCACCCTGAACCATGATATTCAATCCAGTTGCTCGAAGTCTCTTTTCAAGATCGAGTTCACGAGCAGTCTGCCAGAATCGAGAGCCATCGTCTCGAATAATATGCCGACCGTGAGAGCAAACTGCAAAGTCATTTCGATTCCTCATTCCAAACCAAACCGGAACAATATGATTGTATGCGGACATGGACTGGCCTTCGATCTTGGAAGTCACTGCCCATATAGGATCAGTGCCGTACTTTTCGAATAACTTGCTGAAGACCTTCTGAATATTCTCCTCATCTGTCTTGGAGGCCATCCACTCTTCCCATTTGCCCGTTCG